GAAGCATGGGAAGACGGATCTCTCGGCTTGGACGAAGCTAGCGCCAAAAAAGCGGACCTTAGTGTAGAGCAAGTGGCCAAGGCCGTTGGGCTGAAGACTATTTCTATTCGCATGCAGCCAGATCTTCTTGAAGAGCTAAAATTGGTTGCCGACTTTCACGGGGTGGGATACCAGCCCCTGATGAAGCAGGTTCTGCGTCGGTTTGTTGAAGCTGAGAAAAAGCGCATTCTCCGCGAGGCGCATTCGGAGCTTGAGGCAAAAAATAAAACGGTTCCAGAGAACCAGGCCTCTAAAGTCGCAAACTGCGCATAGCTCTAAAGCAAAGAAAAGCCCGCTATATGCGGGCTTTTTTGTGTCTAATTATTTCCCTCTCTATGTCAACACTGACTAACTATCGACTCACATAGGGTCGTACTTGCCGATTACCACGCCGCAAATCGACCAATCCCCATCCACCTTGATGATCGGCTCGGGCCAGTCCCGATTGCCTGGCTTCAAGAAATACTCTCCCTCTGCGATGGATAGCTGCTTGAGCGTGACCTTGCTGTCGCTATGGCGCTTGGCCACCACGTATTTGCCCGGATCGGGCGGGCGGTCTGGATCCACAATGACCACTTCCCCGTTACGAATGCGCGGGTCATTGCTTTCGCCCTCGACTTTCAGGGCGTAAGTGCGCGGCCCGGCGCCTGGAGGCCGGAAGGGTAGCCATTCGTCAGCATCCCCTGGCTCGAATGGGTCTTCTGCTTCGCAGAAGTCACCCGCACGCACGTAGCTGATAATGGGGATTTGACCCTGGACGATGCTGGGGCCGGGGGATACGTCATATTCAGCTGATTTTTCCCGCACCGTTGTGGCGGTAACCATTTCGCCTTCCCCGAGCGTTAACCAGTCTGTCCTGACTCCGCAGGCTTTCGCTATATCTGGTAGACGTTTTGAGCTGGCTGCCTTTCCTCGCTCGAGGTTCGATATAACTGCCTGGTCTAACTTGCGCCCGGAAACCCGGTAGACCTTCTCGGCCAGCTCCTTCTGGGTGAGCCCGGCATGCTCGCGAGCGGCCACCATTCGCATCTGAATATTCATACCCGATCTTATATGAGGAGTCTCATACTCTTGCAAATGAGAGTTCTCATGTAATACCCTATGAGAAATCTCATATTCAGGACCGACTATGGACGACAACATCTATAAGCGCCTCGTTAAGCATTTCGGCACCCAAGAGGCCACTGCTCAAGCCTGCAAGGTTGATCAGTCAACAGTATCTGGATGGTGTCGAGAATTGTTTAAGCCAAAGCCTTCCGCTGCTGTAAGGGCTGAAAAAGCAACAGATGGCAAATTCACCCGACGGGATCTTTGCCCAGACTTTCCCTGGGACGAAACCGCCGCCTGAAGCCGGGCAGTGCCGTGTTGTAACTGCAACAGGCACAACTCCCGGCTCAGGCGCCTCTGGGGCCAGCTCTCCACGATGGCCCGCATTTGAAGAATTGAAGTTTGTGCAATCAAGTTATCCATGGGGACCAAGGTAATGGACGAACTGAACAAAATCTTGGGGCAGGTGCCCCAGCTGGTCCGAGACCAGGGCTCGCAGGAAGAAAAGCTGGAAGAGATCTGGCGCATGCTTGGCCGGCATCGCAACGGCATGCAGGCCCGGGTTGCCGGTGATTTGGCTGAGAAGCTCCAGGGCCACAGCCGGGCGCCTCACCTTCCAATTGATGACCCCCGCAAAGCCGCCAAGCGCCTTGGCGCCATGCTGAGCGGCCATACCTCCCTGCCCATGTCCGTGGGCTTCACATTCATCGACTGCCTTCCTGAGCCGTTTCAGTCGGCTGCCAGGGTGATGCTATTCCCCCGAGGGAACAGCGCCGCTGCTGAGCTGGCGGAGATTCTCAGCATCGACCAAAAGCACGATGAGCGCACGGATCATATCCGTTTCCTTTTGGCCATGGGCAAGCACCTGAATATGAGCGCTGATCAGCTTGAAGCTTTAGCCATCCCATTCGATGACGACAGCTCCAGCAGCAAGCAGATGGCTGATGCAATCAGGGCTATAGCTGAGGAAAAGCGGGGGGCTGCATGACTGGAAAATTGGCTCTTGGCCCGGCAAATGATCGCAAGGAAGGGTGGCTAAAGGCTCCCTTACAGGGCACCAGGGCTCATTTCTATGTGCGAGATATGGCGCTTGGGGGCGGTAGTTATGCCTGGGTAGCACTTTGCGGGCACGAGGCCGTAACGAACGAAAGAGTGCCCATGCTGGACGCCGGTAATTGGCCCCGTTGCATGCATTGCCTGAAGAGAGCTAAAGCGTAATGGCTGGTGACTGGATCAAGATGCGGACGAACTTACGGCGCCACCCTAGGGTGATCGCTATGGCTCGTCAGTTGGCGTTTGACCGTGAATTCATGAACTGGTGGACCGATCCCCAGCAGATGAATTGTCGTGACGCCGTCACGGAAGTCGTCACGTTTGAGAACGTAACTCGCGTGACGGTGTGCGGTTTGCTTGAAGTGTGGGGTGCGGTCAATGCCGTGATCAAGTCCAGTGAAGCGGTCGATTTCATGACCATCATGGATCTTGATGACATAGCGGGAATTCCTGGTTTCGGTGTTGCAATGGAAGCGGTTGGCTGGGTCTCAGAAGATGATGAAAACGGCTTAACATTCAATAACTTCAGTGAATTCAATACACCTGATTCAGAGCGGAAAAAGCCCAAGACAGACGCACAGAGAGCCCGTGAATATCGGGAGAGAAAGAAGCGTAATGGCGCCGATAAAGAGCAAGATTCCGCTGCGTCACGAACGTCACAAAACGTCACGGGGAGAAGAGAAGAGAAGAGTAGAAGTAAAACATCTTCTACACCGGACGGGCGAGAAAAAATTTCCATGGATCCCGACTGGACCCCCTCCGACGGTATCGCTGCCCGAATGACCATGGCCGGCATCCCTGCCGGTGACCTGACTCAGGAATCCCTGGGCGAATTCAAATCCTACTGGCTAACCCGATCCGATCAGCTCACCCAGTCGCAGTGGGAACACAAGCTGATTCAGGCCCTTCAGTCGCGACGGAGGAATACCCATGCAGCAGGCTCACGATCTAGCAAAAACGGCCATGACCGGGACTCGGTCGAATCCGCAATCGAAGACACCGACGACAGAAGCTGGGCAGAGGGCGTCAACTGATGAGCTCACCACGGTTGTCGATGAAATCTTTCGGGTGTTCCGCAGAACCTGGCCCCGGCGTTTCCCAACGATCTGGAAAACGGGTGACGACCTGCGTGAGAGCAAACGGCAATGGTTGCTCGCATTTCGTGACGCGAGCGTGACGCCCGTGATGCTGCGTATCGGTTTGGAGGCAGTGCGCAAGGAATCCTGGCCACCGGATAACCCCGGTGCGTTTCTGGCCCTGTGCAAGATGGACCCGGCGACGGTGGGCGCACCAGATCTGGAGTCGGCGTGGAAAGAGGCCAGCAATCGCTCCCCACACAGTGAGTGGCTTCCATGGAGCCACCGGTGTGTGTACTGGGCTGCGGTTTGGACCGGGCAGACGGATCTGGCAGAGCGGGGCCAGTACATGCGCAAGATCTTTGAGCGTGAATACGATCGCGCTTTGCAGCAGGCCAGCAATTTGAGTGAGCCGCCATTGGGGCGCCTTCCAAGCAAGACGTCTGAGCAGGTCAAAGCTGAGCGGGAACAGGCCGCCAGTGAGCACCTGCCGGACATCAAAGCCATGGTCAGGGGGTGGTGATGTCAGTCGCACAAACGAGCGTTAGCACGTATCACGATCACGTCCAGGGCGGCAAAGAGCTGACCCAGTGTGACCAGATCGTTCAGTGGCTATCCACCCAGAACAAGGCCTGTACGCGCCGTGAAATACACGAGGGTACAGGCCTTGAGTACGGCGCTGTCTGCGGCCGAGTGAACAAGCTGGTGAAAGACGGCCTGCTAACTGAGCTGCAGCGGAAGATCGAAAACAACGGTTCGGGCAAGAAGGCCAAGCTGGTCCGGATCCCGATTAAAGAGCAGCAGCTGGGGCTTTTCCAGTGACTGTGGCTGTTCGTAAGTCACGCATGAAAGAAACCCTGCCCATGAGGGTGGGGGTGCTGGATAGAACCGGTGTGCTATTGCCGGCGGACGGATTTTGCCAGAAACGGCTGAGGGAAAAGGGCCTGAAGGTCGGGGACATGGTAACCGTGCAGGTCCGCCGAATGCGCGAGTACTGGTACCACAAGATGGTTCACCTCTTCGGGGAGCTGGTGGCGCAGAACATCGATGACTTCCGCGGCATGACTGCCCATGACGTGCTGAAGCGATTGCAGGCAGAAGCCCAGATTGGGTGTGAGGCGGTATCAATCCGGGTGATGTCTACCGGCGAAATGGCGGTGATGTATTACCCGCGCAGCCTGGCCTACGACGAAATGGACCAGGACGAATTTGAAAATGTGTTTACGGGGTTCTGCCAGCACGTGGTGGAGCACTACTGGCCGACGCTGGATCTGGAGAACATCCAAGCGTTGGTGGAAATCATGGGAGAGCAGGTGTCATGAGTCGTCCATCAGTTGATTTTGATTTATTCCGGTTTGCCCGGGTGGGAACCCTCGCGCTGAAGGCTCGCGGCAATGTGCTGTCAGTGGCTCAGCATCCCCGTAAATGGTCCATGACGGTGACCGTGGAAGGTGAGCCAAATGAGCAGGGCGAAGCGATCCGGGATGAGTACAAGTTCCGCAACAAGCGCCCCTTCATGCTGAACAAGATGCCCGAATACATCTGGGATCGGGTGGGCATGGACTGGGAGGGTCGGAAGGCCTCTGTGCAGGTGCATGCGGAGGTGGTGCGGTGAGAGATGCCTCCAGCCACTACGGGCCAGAGGACACTGGCAGCGGGCAGCGTGGCATATGTGTCCACTGCCTCAAGGGTCCCACTCAGGAAGGCCATGACGGCTGTCTCGGGACTCTTCCTGAACCGGTTATGAATGCTTGTTGCGGGCACGGCAGCTCACGCTTGGCTTACATCCAGTACTGGACTGAAGACGGTACCGCGGGAAGAAGAATCTCGGGTGATGAGGCCATTCGCGAGCAAGCCAGGCTCAAGAAGGGCAGCCAATGAACAGCAGCAAAGCGCCAACCGCAGCCCAAAAACGCTGGCATACCTGGCTGGCAAACCAAGGCTGTTATGTCGGCCTTGGCCCAGCCTGTCTTCACCATTGCGCCGGCAGCACCGCCAAGCACAACAAGGTGGAAATCGGCCAGTGGTGGGTCGTGCCTTTGAGCTATGAGGCCCACCAAGGCACACAAGGAATCCACGGAGACCTGTCGGTATTCGCAGGCCAAGGCTTGGGGAAAACCCGTAAAGAGATCGAGAAAGCTATCTTCGGCCGCTTGGTGGCGCATTACCGGCGCCAGCATGGGGAGTATCCGTGCCCGGGCGATGTGTTGCAGGCAATACAGGAGTTTCACCGATGAGCGCAGCAGAGGAAACGCTGGCCCTGCATCTTATGGCCGAGAAGCTGACCGGCTGGGATCGTGAATACCGCTTTGGTGCCATGGCTGCAGGAGGGCCAGGAAAGGGCCTTCGTAAGCGCCTGGCTGATGCCGACCTGAAGGACTGGCGGTTTGATTTCGCCCATCCGGGCCTTGGCCTGGCCGTGGAAGTGGAGGGTATTACCCGATACGGGAAAACCCGCTCCGGGAAGATGGCCCTTGGCCGCCACCAAACATCGAAGGGCATGGAAGAGGATCTGCGCAAGTATGACGCAGCCATGCGCATGGGCTGGACGGTCTACCGGTGCTCTCCGTTGATGGTTCGCCAGGGCCATGCCATCGAAACAATCAAGCGCCTGGTGCAGGCGGCAGAGGAGTGTGCGTGATGCTCGGACTAACGATTTTGTGCGTGATCTTGTGGCTGATGTTGGGTGAGTCGGTTCGTGTGTCGTTGGTGTTGGCCGCTCAAGTTATCGATGCCAAAAAAGGTGACTTTGTGAAGGATATTCCCAAGTCAATTTTCTGGCTGATAGGCCCCTTGATGTTCGTTTACGTGATTCTGGTTCGGAAGGGAGAAAGCGTATGAAAGAGCCGAATTGGGAAAGGGTTCGCGTAGCTGTTGAGGCGGTTATCTCCAAACATGAACGCATCATTGAGTGCGAACGCCGCCGTGAGTTCAGGCGCAAACGCAGGGAGATAAGCAAGCAGCTTGCATTCATGAATGCCGCCCTTACGGGGTGGCGAATTGCGGCCCAGCTGGGGTTTGGCTTTCTGAGTGGCCGCATTTCTCGAGAGTACACGTTCTCAACCCTGACAAATATAAGGAACACGCCAGCAAAGGTCTTTTGCATCAACAAACCTGAAGTTTCCCCGCGGCGTGCCAAGGCTCTAGAGAGAGCCAGAAACTGGGGAAGAGAGGATCAAGTGTGTGTCGTCCATATCAACATGGCAGAGGGTGAGCGTAATGGCTGATACGAAGAAGATGATCCATGAGGCCTACGGTATCCACAAGATGCAGCCAAACGGCTCTGGTGGTGATCCACAGTCGGCGCACAACTATGCCATAGGTAGAGGTGTATGGTCGGGTAAGATCATGGCGGCCGTAGAGAAGCAGGAGCGGCCCCTGGGTGACATCCTGATCATGTGCTACGCGCCGGAATGGGACGATGTGAACCTGAAGACGCTGCACCGGCATTTGCTGGCCGCCTTCCTAAAACGCCATGGTGACGACATCAAGCAGGATCGGACTTTCTTGAAGGTTAAGCGCCTGGCAGAGGTGGCAATTTTCAACTTTCAGCATGAATGCCGCGGCGGCCCGATGTCCGTGGAGCTTGTGTGCCAGATGATTGGTATCGATCAGAGCAACTGGTACAAGCGACAGTGGAAGTCATGGTGGAAATCTCTCGGGGACCAGCTGTATCGCTGGGAGCGCGAGGCGATCAGAAAGCCTGCGGAAGTATGCAAAGAAATCGTGGCGCTACGGCAAAGAGAAAGTGCGTAAATGACCGTAGTGCAAATGACCGTAGCTAATGTACAGTTTTACCCATAATACGAAACTGCCTCTGAAATAAGGCAGACACCTGTTCTCCTAAGGCAAACAGCAAAACCTTCCCCCAAATCCGACCCGCGAAAGCGGGTTTTTCTTTTTCTGGAGCAGTGCATGGCTGAGCACGAACTGCCTGAATTCAGCCGTTACTGCCCTGTTTGCCAGAGAGTGCTGACCCCGATTGGCACAAATGAATTTCGTGATGATGGAGAGCCGTGCCTGCTCTGGGTGCATGACGATGTGGTTCATGCTGACGAAGACATTTCTGCCTTTGATCGCGGCGTTCAATAAGAGTTAAAGCCCATGCGTGAAATCACACTGACAAGGTTTGGTTACACGCCAATGGGCACCTTCGGCCGCTTGGAGCTGCCGAGCGGGGCGGAAATCTACACGGTAGAGCGCCCCTGGTTGAGCAATCGCCAGCGTGAGTCCTGCATCCCTGAAGGTCGCTATGCCATGGGGATGCGAGAAAGTGGTGTAGTAAGCCGTTCAACAGGCGGCGAATACGCCCGGGGCTGGGAGATCATGGATGTGCCCGCCCGAACTTACATCATGCTCCACCCGGGAAACACGATGGATGACCTGCTTGGCTGCATTGCCCCGGGCCTGAGCCTCGGTTTTGTGGGTGGCAAGTGGGCCGTCACGAAAAGTCGTGACGCTTTTCGTGACGTTATGACTGAGCTGGCCCAGGAAGATGAATGGGTGCTTCACATCCGCCCATATCGAGCTGAATACCCATGAACCCCGAAACGCTGGACAAGTGGCGCGTAGTGCCCCGCTTGCTGGTGCTGCTGTACGGCGTCGTGTGCTGGCAGACCTTTGACTGGTTCACTGCACTGGCTGACCCATCCGGGCCGCAGACGACATTTGCCACAGGCATCTGGGGTGCTGCTGCCGCCTGGTTCGGCTTCTACGTGAATAGTGGGAAGGGTCAATGATCGCTATACCTCCGCAAATCCAAGTTATTGGTGCCCTGGCGTTTGCAGCAGGGCTGGTGCTTGTCGGTTGGACCGCGAAGGGCTGGTACGAAGGTGATAGAGAGTTGGGCGCCCTGAAGGGTGAGATAAAGACCGCTTTGGCAGATGACAAGGCCCATAAGGATGCCATTGCCGAGCTGGACGCCAAATACACCCAGGAGCTGAACGATGCACAGGCTGAAATTGATCGGCTTACTGATGATCTCGCTGCTGGCCGTAAGCGGCTGCGCCTCAACGCAGTGTGTGAAGACGGCGCAACAGCCGCCGCCGGCGAACCTGATGCAGCCGCCCCCCGACTTAATGACTCCGCTGAACGGGATTATCTCCGTCTCAGGGAGCGAATCGGAACAGCCACAACGCAAATCCTCGGGCTCCAAGAGTTCATCCGAACCCAATGCGCCGGCTGAGTAACGGCGCATTGATAACCGCCCGAGCGGCGTTTCTATCTGTCTGCGCAATCATTTTTCTGTTTGTCGTCGGCCTTATGTGGGTTGGCCGGCAGGTTTGGAGAGCAATTCGCGATGTCGAATGACAACAAATTCCATTTCAACAAGGAAGTCAGCATCGGGAATCTTCTCACTGCGGCCGCCCTTGGTGTGGCTCTGGCAACGTGGAGCTTCACGCTGGAGAAGCGCATCAGTGTCAACGAAGTGAATATCTCCAACCAGACAACCCGAACCAGTGAGCTGCAGTCGCGTATTGATGACAGCCTGCGCCGGATCGACCGGAAACTGGATGTGATTGTAGATCGGCAGATTGAGCAGCAACGGTAAACCCAGCCATAGGCCCCTGTGGGGGTCGAGGAGCAACCATGATTGAAGTTCGGATCACACCCATAGAGCGCTACCAGGTGACCTACTACAGCGAAGAGACTGGCTCGGAGCAGGTGGCCACTGACCTGACCCTGGCACAGGCCGATAACATCGCCGGTGCGGTCCATGCCCGGGCAGAAGCCGCCGGCATGAATGTGGCGCCTGTGGTGAAGCTGGAGGTTTGATGTCCCACCCAGAGGATTTGTTCAGCGGAGTGGTGCAAGAAGACCTCTGGGAGTTGTGTATCGGCGAGAAGTTGGGTCAGGGCATGAGCCGGCATGTTTATGTCTGGGAGCCTGACCCCACGCTGGTGGTCAAGATCGAGACCCTGAAAAGCAACTGGTACAACATCGAAGAATTCAACACCTGGAACGTGATAGAGCACACCAAGCATGCCCGCTGGTTCGCACCGGTAGTGGCGATTGCTGGGGGTGGATCAATGCTGTTGCAGCGCCGTACCCAGCCACTGCGCCGTGAGGAGTTGCCCGCCAAGCTGCCCACGTTCTTTACGGACACCAAGAGCAAGAACTTCGGCTTACTGAATGGGCAGGTGGTCTGTCATGACTACGGCATTCACATGCTCCGGGAGCGGGGGATGAGCAGCCGAATGATTAACGCGGACTGGTGGGACCTTGAAGAAGAGTAAAGCCAAGATCACACGGCCGATGCCGCCGCAAGAGGCGCTGGAATTCGCAGAGTACGGACCGATGGTGCCGGACACTGCTGTGGTGGACTGGATCCAGCGAGAAATCGTGAGCGAGAACGGTTCCCTGCATAACCCCGATCATGCGCACCTAGAGAATGCCACTCTCGGTGTGCTCTGGGCAGGTAGCGGTAACGAGAGCAAGGGACGCAGGGTGATTGGCATGGCTGAGATACCCCGCTTTATGTGCAACCGCTGGCATAAGGTGAGGCAGGAACAGCAGATCAACGACTGGTTTGGCTGTATGCCTGACTTCCTGATCACACTGGATGCCCATTACTGCGCTGAGGCTGCGGATGATCGCAGCTTTGCCGCTCTGGTTGAGCACGAGCTTTATCACTGCGGCCAGGCCACGGACGAGTTCGGTTCCCCGAAGTTCAACCAGGAAACCGGGTTGCCCACATGGACAATCCGGGGTCATGACGTAGAGGAATTCGTGGGTGTGGTACGCCGTTACGGGGTAGGCCACCCAGAAGGCAATCTGGCTCAGTTGGTAGCCGCAGGTAACGCTCAGCCGGAGGTCGCCAATGCCGACATCTCAAGAGCGTGCGGAACCTGTCTGCGCGCGGTTTCTTCCTGACCAAGCCTGACTGGTAAGTATTTATGGCCCGACTGAAGCCCGAACAAAAACTCTTCATAGTCCAGCGGTTGGCATGCTTTGACACGCCAACCATGGTCGCGAAGGCGGTCAGGGAAGAGTATCAGGTGGAATTGTCGCGCCAGGTGGTTGAGGGGTACGACCCCACTAAGTACGCCGGCAGGAATCTGGCAAAGAAGTACAAGCAGGTCTTCGAGGACACCCGCGAGGCGTTTCTCGAGGACACCAGCGGCATTGCCATCAGTCACAAAGCGGTTCGACTGCGGACCCTTCAGCGCATGGCAGAGAAAGCCGAAAACATGGGGAACATGGTTCTGGCCAAGGACCTGCTGGAGCAGGCCGCCAAAGAGGCGGGTGGCGCCTACAGCAATAAGCGAGTGCTGGAACACAACAATCCGGACGGAAGGCTGACGCCGGTGATTAACCTGACGAGAAAATAATGCCCGATGGCGCCCTGGATCTGGAACTCCATGATCGACAGGGCGTGGCATTTGATTCGCTCGCCACAGAGATTCTGTATGGCGGAGCGGCAGGGGGCGGTAAAAGCCACCTGATGCGGGTTGCGGCCATTATCTGGTGCGCAACGGTGCCGGGGTTGCAGGTTTACCTGTTTCGGCGTCTTTCGGATGACCTAGAAAAGAACCATCTGCATGGCCCTGGTGGCTTCTTCGAGCTGCTGGCGCCCTGGTTCGATGCTGGCTTTGCCAAATACAACGGCTCGAAGCACTTCATTAAGTTCTGGAATGGTTCGCACATCTTCCTGTGCCACTGCCAGCACGAGAAGGACAAGTTCAAGTACCAAGGGGCAGAAATACACGTCCTCCTGATGGACGAGCTGACCCACTTCACTGAATCGATTTACCGGTACCTGCGGGGTCGGCTCCGGCTGGGGACTTTGGACGTTCCCCCGGAAATGAAAGGCCTGTTTCCCCGAGCGATCTCCGGCTCTAACCCCGGTGGTGTTGGCCACAACTGGGTAAAAACCGCTTTCGTGGATGCTGACAAGCCGTTGAGCATCCATCGCGTGAGCAAGTCAGAAGGCGGCATGCTCCGCCAGTACATCCCGGCGAAGCTGGACGATAACCCTTCTCTGCTCGAGAACGATCCGGATTACATCGACCGCCTGGAGGGCTTGGGTAACCCGGCGCTTGTGAAGGCGATGAAGGACGGTGACTGGAACATTGTTTCCGGTGGCGCGTTCGATGATGTCTGGAATGAGTCACGGCACGTTAAGCCAAGGTTCAAGGTTCCGGCCAGTTGGCATGTGGACCGTTCCTTTGACTGGGGCTCAACGCACCCATTCTCAGTGCTCTGGCATGCAGAGGCAGACGGAACCGAGGCCACGCTGCCGGATGGCAGCAAGTTCTGCCCACCGCGGGGCTCAATCATTGTTTGCCACGAATGGTATGGCGCCAAAGGGCCGAACGAAGGCTTGAAACTGTCGGCTAAAGAGATCGCCGCCGGCATCAATGAGCGTGAAGAATCGCTTCAGAAGGGGGCATGGGTGGCCAAAAAGCCCAAGCCTGGCCCTGCTGATAACCAAATCAGCAACGTAAACGAATCAGACAGCGACAGCGTGGCCGCAAAGATGGCCAAGTCTGGCGTGAAGTGGACCGAATCCGATAAAAGCCCTGGTTCCCGGGTGAACGGTTTGGAGCTAATGCGGACGCGACTCAAAGAGGCCGCCAAAGATCAGCCAGAGGACCCCGGTCTCTACTTCATGGACCACTGCAGAAAGATCATTTCCCACCTGCCGGTGCTGCCGCGAAGTGAGAAGAACCCTGATGACATCAACACCGATGCGGAAGATCACGATTATGACTCTCTCCGCTATCGCGTGATGAACAAACGCAAGGCCGGCAAAGCCCGCCGAATCCGAGGACTCGCTTAATGCCAGTAACAACCCTGCACCCTCAGTACGAAGCGATGAGCGACGACTGGCGGTTGATGAGCGATTCCTTGGCTGAGCGAAAGATCAAAGAAGGGACAACCCATTACCTGCCAAAGACAGCAGGGCAGATAGAGGCAGAGTCCCAGGCTGCGAATCCAGATAATGAATCTGGATTGACTCGCGCTGAAGCAGCCAAGATTTACGAAGGCTATCTTCTGCGAGCGGAATATCCCCTCTGGGTAAAGGACTCCTTGCGCACAATGATGGGGCTGGTTGGCCGGCAGGAGCCTACGATTAAGCTGCCCAGGGGAATGGCGAATTTGGAGGGCAATGCCACTGCTGATGGTTTTGGTCTTCATCAGCTATTTTTGCGTGTCGTCTCTGAGTTGCTGACAAAAGGAAGAATGCCGTTGCTGGCGGATTTCGACGCGGCACGCAGCCCTTATATTTCAACATACACAGCTGAAACCGCCCCCAATTGGCGCGAGGCTAATGTTGGCGGGCGGCACGACCTGGTTCTGACGGTGCTTTCAGAAGAGCGCCGCAGTGAGGCCGATGATGAGTATGAGCACGCCAGCGACACGGTGTATCGGGTTCTGGATATTCAGGAAGGTCGATACAGGGTGCGGGTGCTGGATCAGAATGAAGATCCCATTGAGGACGAGAGTACGCCCGGTAAACGGAATGGCGATGAAGTTAAGCCTCTGTCCTATATCCCGTTGGTATTTGTTGGCTCAACCGATAACAGTCCGGATGTTGACGAAATACCCCTGTTGAGTATGGCCCGATCTGCGCTCAAGTATTACACCCTCAGCGCTGATTATTTCACCTCTTTGCATTACACGGCCCATCCTCAGCCTTGGGTTTCTGGCCTGGATGATGATACCGATCTGCGGGTCACCGGCCCCATGGCGGCATGGATGCTGCCTGAGAACGGTCAAGCGCAATACCTGGAGTTCCGGGGTGCCGGCATTGAGGCAACCCGGAAGGCGATGATGGATCAGCGCAATGCAGCCCTTGAGGCCGGGGCTCGGGTTGTGGATGTCGATACAGAGGAATCAGGTGATGCCCGCAGGGCTCGCCAGGATGATCAGCATACAAGCCTTTATAGCGTGGCGGTGGCGGCCGCCAGCGGCATTGAGCAAGTCCTCAAATATCTGGCGGACTGGATGGGCCTCAATCCGGATGAGGTTGAGTTTACCGTAGAGCCGAAGTTCAGCCGCGAAGAGGTAGACGCGGCAATGCTTCAGATCGTTGCAAACATGGTTATGGCCGGCGAGGTACCACGTAAGGTGCTGTTCCAAGTCCTGAGAAAGGCGCAGCTGACCGAACTCACAGATGAACAGCTTGAGGCATCGCGGGAGTCCGGAACCTCTCCAGACGATGATCCGGATTCAGGCCTGCCGCCGGGCGGCAATGAAGACGACTGATGACCACGCCCAAAGAAACCCGCCGTATTGCTCAAGAGCGGATGGTGGAGGCCATCACCAGGCACATGGCATACCTGCACCGCCTGTCCACAGGGCAAGCCAATAAGGCGGTAGCTATCGTCAACCGGCTCGGAAGCGACCTGGCGCGGGATGTGGCAGAGAGGCTGGAAGGTTTAACGCCAGCGGAGCTTCAGGCTTTTGCCGCCGGTAAATACACCACCACCAGGCTCAAGGGCCTGCGATCGCTGATTAACGGCTGGGCCGAGCAGTTGGGCAAGCAGCTCAACGAAGAGGTGTTGACCGGGCTGAAAGATCTGGCCGATAACGAAACCAGCTATGCGCACCGCTTGCTTCAGTCGGTACTGGAAAACCCGATTGCTGCGGCGCCGGGTGCCGGTGTGGCTTACGCCGCAGCTATGGAGCGGCCAGCCATGGGCCAGCTGGTCACGGAAATGCTTGAGGAAATCCCTGAGCGGACCAGAAAGCAGGTTTATTCGAGGATCAGGCAGGGCATTGCCCAGGGCGAGACGAATGGCCAGATAGTTCGTGGCCTGCGCGGAACAAAGGCCCTTCGGTACCGTGACGGCATATTCCAGACAACCCGGATTGCAGCAGAACGGGTGGTGCGCACTGGCGTGAACCACGTCAGCAATACTGCCTATGCTGAGACCTGGGAAGCCACCGGCGTAGAAGAGGTGGTTGATGTAGCCACTCTGGACGGACGAACAAGCAAGTACTGTGCGAGCGTAGACGGACGCCGGCACAAGGTTGGCACCGCTCACCCAAGGCCGCCTTATCACCCGAATTGCCGTACTGTTCAGATTCCAAGCCTGGCTGCAGACATCATGGGCGAGAGGCCTTATGTTCGAGCCTTCAAGCCGATTGGACAGATTCCGAAAAGCCAGCGCAGCAAGGATATGATTGGCCAGGTATCTGCAAAGACGCGGTACCCCGACTGGTTTGCTCGCCAGCCAGCCAGTTTCCAACGGGAATGGCTTGGTGACACCCGCTACAAGCTGTACAAAAAAGGAGATTACACCATTGACCGGTTTGTTGATCCGGTGGGCCGCCAGTACAGCATTGCAGAGCTTGAGGCACGTGACTCAGAGACGTTCAAGGAGGTGTTCGGTAGCATGGCTGCATGATAAATGAGCCTTGTGATCCCGACTTCCTTCTCTGGTGGCAAAACTTTGTCCTGATACAGGCCGGAGTTGGCACCGCACAAACTGTGTTTTTAGCTTCGTTCCATTGGCAATTATCCATGGAACTGCAAATGCGCCTTGGGCGCCTTGAATAGCACGCAACCACAATGATTTTCACAGAACCCGCCTCGAGCGGGTTTTTTTATGCCCGCAAGGCGGGGAAACAACGCTCAAGGAGCATGACATGACACTGGAAATTGACTTCAAGGCACTTGGCATTGACCTGGATGATGAAAAGGCGACAGCCCTCAAGGAGGCTCTGACCACCAAGCACCAGGAGGCCCTGGATAAAGAAGTAGGGGGTCTGAAGACCAAGCGAGACGAGCTTCTAGCCAACGAGCGAAAGCTGAAGGATAGCCTCAAGCAGTATGAAGGCATTGATCCTGAGCGTGCTCGCAAACTGGAGGAACAGCTGGCCGAAAACGAAGAGGCCCGGCTGATCGCTGACGGTAAGTTGGACGAGGTGCTCAACAAGCGTACCGAGCGTATGCGTGATGAGTATGACCGAAAGCTTACGGAAGCCAGTCAGACCGCTGATAAATCCAAGGCCTTTGCCGACAAATTCCGGGGTCGCGTGATGCGCGATGAGATCCGAACGGCAGCTGCCGAAGTGGGTCTGGTCGATGCTGCAGTTGAAGACGCGGTATATCGCGCTGGCGGCCTGTTCGAAGTCAACGACGAGGGCAATGTTGTGCCCCGTGAAGATGCTGGTCTCGACGAGAGCGGCAAACCTCTCACTCCACAAGCATGGCTCGCATCCATGCGTGAGAAAGCCCCCCATTGGTTCCCTGTGCCCGAGGGGTCACAGAGCCCGGGTGGGGGCGGAGGTCCCGGAGCGCCAAGGGCGTGGAAGGACGCTAAAACCACCAAAGAAAAGGTGGACATCCTTAAACGCAAACAGAAATAGAGGTAACTCCCTATGGGACTTTCTACCATGAAGGTGTTCAGCGATTTCATGTATTCCGCTGCCACCGAGAGCATTCGACAGCAGATCGAGCTGTTCAACGCTGCCACCGCCAACGCCCTGCAGTTGCGTACTGTCGGCAATACCGGTGATTTCAATCACGAGGTGAGCTATTCCGCCATCTCTAACCTGATGCGCCGCCGCAACGCCTATGGCTCTGGTGCTGTAACTCCCACCAACTTGGCCCAGATGGACCATGTGGCCGTGAAGATCGCTGGCGGTACCGCGCCGGTGGAATTCCAGCCACAGCAGTTCACCTGGATCCAGCGCAATCCGGAAGAAGCCGGTGTGGTAATCGGTGAGCAGGTCGCCAAGGGCGTCGTGGCCGATGAGGTGAATACCGCGATCCTGTCCCTGGTTGCGGCCATGTCTGGCAATACCGACGTGGTGCACGATGCGACTGCCGGCAAGCTGAACCTGAACGGCCTGAACAAGGGTGCGTCCAAGTTCGGTGATCGCGCCATGGACCTGGTCACCTGGATTGTCCATTCCACCCCGATGCATGACCTGTTCGATACCGCTCTGACCAACTCTAACCAGTTGTTCGAGTTCGGCACCGTGCGGGTAGTGCAGGACGGCTTTGGTCGCCGCTTCATCATGACCGATTCCCCGGCTCTGTATGTGCCGGAAGCTGGCGGTGTGGGCACCGATGATAACTATCACACCATCGGCCTGGTGTCCGGGGCCGCCGTTGTCGAGGACAACGACGACTACTACGGCACCATCGAAGAGAAGACTGGCGATGAGAACATTCAGCGCATCTTCCAGGCCGAGTACACCTTCAACCTGGGCTTGAAAGGGTATTCCTGGGATACCGCTACCAAGTCTCCGACCGATGCCGCACTGGGCACCGCTGCCAACTGGTCCAAGATTGCTACCAGCAACAAGGACACCAGTGGCGTTCTGGTAACCAGCTTGTAAGTGAGCGGCCTTCGGGCCGCTTCCTTTTTCTCATGGAGAAAGACATGGAATTGATCTACACGACTCGGACCAAAGGGTTTGAGCCTGGCAAGAAGTACCGTAACCCCCGTTTTTTCGCAGGTCCCGAAAAGGGCGCCAAAGCTGTTGTCATCGAGGGTCGATGGCCTGAGGTGGAAAAGGCCTATAAAGCCATTGATGCCGATGTGAAGGTGATCGATGTGAAGGCCAAGGAATCTACCAGCAAGGACGAAGACCCGGAGCGCCCTGAGCTGGAAAAGCAATATGAAGAGCGATTCGGTAAACCGCCTGCTGGCAACATGAAGACCGAAAACATCCGCAAAAAGCTGGAAGAGCCTGCGCAATGATCGAATACGTCACTGTTTCTGATGTCGATACCATTCTCGGCGCTGGCTGGGAAGATGGTGCAGACAAGGATGCTGCCGTGTATCAGGCGAACGCCTACCTGAACACCTATCGGTTCAAAAGCTGGGAAACCCAGCCGGAAGCAGTGACGCATGCCGGTGCCGTGCTGGCCAAGGAATCGGCCGCCGGCAGTCTTTACGCGGACAGTTCCGCCGCGGTTAAGCGCAAGAAGGTGAAAGCCTCCACGGTGGAGACTGAAACCGAGTTCCAGGATGGAGCGGTACCGCAATCCGGGGCCATGAAGTTCGTGGATTCACTGCTGGCGCCTTGGGTTGCCAAACGCAGTTCTGTTCAGATTTTGAAGAGGCTGTAATGGGGATTCGGGAAGATGTGCAGCGTGACATCGCAGAAGCCTTCGATACGGACCTGGCCGATGCCGTGCGCGCTTTCACCCTTACCCGGGTAACCGGTAATGGTTATGACCCGTTAACCGGGAATGAAACTCAGACCACAGACACCTTTGATAGCCGCGGTGTGTTCGGTGAGTTCAAGACTGAGCAGGTGGACAATCAGCATATTCTGGCCACGGATGAAGAGTTAACAGTCCTCCAGAACGAGCTGGCCACCACTCCGGAGATTGGTGACGACATCACCGGCAAGCGGGTGATGAATGTCTGGGCCGACCCAGCCGGGGCTACTTGGACGATCCAGCTGAGGGAAGCCTGATGGGATTTGCCGCTGATGTAAGTCGAATTACAGAGCGTGCCGCAAAGGCTTTGGATAAGACACGGCAAGATGTCGAGATTCAGCTTTTCACGCTGATCATCCTGCGCTCAGCAGTTGATCGCGGTCACTTCAGGGGCAACTGGGCAATCAGCACTGGCTCCCCCGCGACCGGCATCCTTGATCAGTACTACCCGAAAGGGCAGGAGCAGGCTGCTATTGATGCTGGGGTTCAAGTGATTGAAGCGCTGCGCGGTGGCCGGGTCACGTTCATGACCAACAACCTCCCATATGCCGTAAAGCTGGAGAACGGACACAGCGACCAACAGCCACAAGGCACAGTCCGCCGAACAGCGGCACAGTTCCAGCAAGTCGTAGATGCTGCCGCACGGAGGAACAAGCTGTGAGATTCCTCGACATCCGCAATGCCCTGGTGCTCAGCTGGCTTGATGGTGACTTCGGTCTTGATACCGCCTATCCCAATAAAAAGCATTCCCCGGGCAAAGATCCGTGGGCTGGCCTTTTCGTGGTGCCGGCTCAACCGGGCGTTTCCACCCTGGGTGATGAGGGCATGGACCGGCATGACGGATTCCTTCAGATCGACCTGAACCACCCTTTGAATTCTGGTGATCAGGCCGCGATTGGCCTGGCTGATCAGATTGCCAAGAGATACAAGGCTGGCCAGCGTTTCGATGCCCCTGCACTGAGCCAGACCCTGCAGCTGGATTTCATCGCGCAAGAGTATCTGGTCTGGGATCCGCTGAAGGTGCTGATCCGTTCGTGCGGCTACGAACAGCCGCGCCAAGTACAGAACTGGTCCCGAACGACCATGACGATTTATTACAGCGCCTGGGTTAGCCGGGCGACTGCTTAAACCCAACGGCCCGCCACTGAGCGGGCTTTTTTATGGAGCCGACACCGTGACCTACACAGTCGAGAAGGGTGCCGAGAATCTGCGAGCGAAGATTCAGCGCGCCATTGATGAGTTTCACGAAGAAAGTGGCAGGATTTATGCCCCTAATGTCTTTGTGCAAAACACCCAGGTTACCACCATGGAGCAAAGCGCCCATCGCTACATCAGCAAGGTGAATGTTGAGCTCCGCTTAGACACCGTTTAAAGCCGCTGCGTCCTACCGTCGTGAGACGTGGGGGCGCGGTGCATTAATACGAAAGGCTGCTATTGCGGCCTTTTTTATGGCCGTCGTGAGACGCCCAACCCGCCCCGTCGTGAGACGCGGCTTTCCCTTTGATGGAGGTTCCCTATGGGCTGCCCTGCAAATGGCTCTCGCCACTCTATGGCCCTGGTGGCCGAAACTGTTGCCGGCACTACACCTGCGACCCCAACTTTCACCCCAATCCGCCAAACCGGCACCACGCTGGCCCTGACCAAAGAGACCATCCAGTCTCAGGAGCTGCGTGCAGACCGACAGATTGCGGACATGCGACACGGCAACAAGCAAATCGGTGGCGACATCAATTGTGAGCTCTCCTACGGCGGCGCCTTCGACACCATGCTGGAGGCGGTGCTTTGCGGCACGTGGGAGGTAGATACCCCTACTGCAGGCACCGATGAGCTGAAAGCTGGCGTTGTCCGCCGGCCATTCACCATCGAGCGCCACTTTGCCGATATTGGCCAGTACCTG